CACCAGCAGCAACCTTGGCACGAATCGCCTCAGCAACCACCTCAAGAGAGCGCACCACAGCACCTGGAGTGGCTGAAACCACAGGCGTTTCTACACTGAATTCAGTGTTGGCAGTTTTGCGAGCAGGCATGAGAACCGTCCGTCTTTTCGTACTACATGATAAAACGCGGTCCTACGTTGACGTTCCCTACGACAAACACCTCGAAGCCCAAGCGGAACTAGAAATGCAAGGCGCCGAGGTTTACCACGCCGCTCTCCTCAGTTCGCCACCCAAATCAAGGAAATACAGGACTGGCGCTAGACTCAAACAAAGGATGTATTAAGCCGTGCCCGCCACGATTGATGCCACTTTGAGCGGGGCTTCGGCCAACTCGTACGTGACGCTTGCGGCGGCCAACACCTATTTCGAGACGGTCCCCGATTCCAGCACCTGGACTAGCAAGACCGACGACCAAAAGAACCGCGCGTTAATCTCCGCCACCCGCTGGATCGACGGCCTGAGCTTCTACGGCGACCGTTGCACCACAACCCAAGCCCTCAAGTGGCCTCGCGAGGACTATACGGTTGACGGCATCGACCTTGCCTGCACGCTGATTCCCGAGCCCATCAAAGTCGCCACCTACGAGCTGGCACGTGCCCTCGCCAACGACACCGACGCCATCACCGGCACCACCGGCACCACGGGCATCTACGACCAAGTAGAACTCGGCGAACTCAAAGTCAAATACAACAAAACCAGCCAAACCAGCGGCGTCATCAACAACGTCTTCGACGTCTACCCCTGGCTGCAGTCCTACCTAGGCCCTTACTGCATGGGCGGCGCCGCCAACTACGCCGTCCGTCTCTTCCGAGGTTGATATGGGCCTCATCGACGACACCTTCGGCCCTATTCCAGCCACCATTCTCAACGAGTGGGGCGAAACAATCACCTACATCAAAACCGCCACCCCCCGCACCTACAACCCAACAACTGGTGCAATAACCGGCTCGGACACTAACGTCACCCTCAAAGCCGTCATCACCCGCGTAAACCCGCGCGAATCCGAGGGTTTGTACCAAACTACCGACCTCAAGGTCATCATCGGTACCAGCGAGCTTGGAACGTACTTTCCAACCGAAGCCGACCGCATCCAGTACACCCAAGACGGCGCCACCCGCGAAGCCAAGATCATCGCTATCACCAGCTATCGCGGCACAAACCCCGTCATGCACACCTTCATTGCGAGGCCCCAATAATGGCTAGGCGCATTGGCACAAGGCGCAACGATGTTCGAAATCTTGGTACAGACGCGCTAGCAGCCATAAATCAAGCTTGCAGAAGTGCTGCTGTTGAAATAATGAACGACTTAGGGCGTCTAGGTCCGGCGTACACAGGCGAATTTAGGGATAGCTGGATAGCTATTCCTGTAGGCGGTGGAGCAAGCGGTAGCGCAGGTGGCGAATACCCCTATCAAATTCAAGATGTACCGGAGCTGTCTTTAAATAGGCGTGAAGTTGCCAGAGCGGTAAAATTCACTATCGAAAATACACAACCATACGCCGAATACGCTTTAGATCTAAAAGAGGGGAACTTTTATCCTCCAGACGAATTTGGCCCCATAAAAGAACCAGTAAAAGAAGGCAGTAGAGCGTCCGGCCTAACAAAACGCGGAGACATTTCTTCCGACGGCGTAGGCGAAGCCAAAAGCACGGCCGAACTTGACTGGTACGCTACCTACGCTTCAGGCGGGGGTATGCAAAAAGCTCTAGAACGTGGAGTAAAGCTGGGATTTAAAGCATGAACTACCAATCAATCCGCGCCGCCGTCGAGAATCCCTTACTCACAGCGTTTGGCGCTTTAGTCCCTGCCGTACCTGTTTACTTCGACAACATCACAGCAGTACCGCCCAACACAACCACTGAGTACGTCCGTGTCAATGTTACTTTCGGCATTACCAACGAACCCACTCTTACCTCCAGTGTGGATAACGCTCGTGGCGCAGTTGTCATCCGCATTTTCACGGAAAAAGGCAAAGGCCCAGCCCGCAATCAAACATTACTAACTACAGCGGTAGGTGTACTTGAAACCATCAACAACAGCACAAAAGGTGTTAGCGGTGTGTATTTCAAAGTAGGTGAAATAAACGGGCCGACATTTTCTGCCACGGAAGAATCTCCCCATTTTGTGGGACGTATCGAGACTTCCTACGTGGCAACTGTGTTGTCATAGGAAATGTTTGTAGTGGGCGCTAACCTGTATTAAGCCGGGCAGTGCCCGCCCACAAACGTCATCTTTGGTACGCCCAATGGCAACCACCGTTCTGTCCGGCACGTCCGGCGCTCTCTACTACAAACCTGCTGGCACCACCGGCACCTTTGGCGAAGCTGCCGTTAACACCGGCACCGACGTCATCACCGTTGCTCCCTTCCTGAACTTCAAGGTCGGCGACCCGGTGAAATTCCGTGTGGTGAACAGCCAGACCGGCGGCTCCGGCACCGGTACTCTGCCTGCACCTATCTCGGACGCCACCACCTACTACGTCCTGAGCTACACCGCCAACACCGGTGCACTCACCGTCTCCACCTCCGCTGGTGGCACCATCCTCGCCATCACCGACGACGGCACTGTTGCTGCCCCCAACGAATTTGAGGTGTACTACGCCGACTTCGCCGTTGTCGGCCAAGTCCGCGACTGGAGCTTCGAAATTTCACGCGCCGAAATTGACGTCACAGTCATCGGCCAAACTCCTGGTCAGTACGTTCCTTTCCGCAGCTACATCTCCGGCTTCGGCGATGGCACTGGCACCGCAACGGTCTACATGACCGATGAGGACGCTGCCCTCTCCAACCGCATGATCGAGGACGTGCTGCAGCGCCAGCAAAACGGCGCCGCCTTCAAGCTGTACACCGACCGCGTATTCAGCGGCGGCACTCTGAGCGATACCCTGAGCCGCTCGATCAGCTTTGATGCTGTGTTGACCTCCGCCAGCCTCAACATCAATCCCGACGACGCCCAATCGGTGACCGTCAACTTCCGTCCCGCCGGCACCCCGACCTTCGACTTCTCCAAGTCCTGATAGGCTGCTGGAGCAGTTGGATTCAGCACCCCGGCCTAACCGCCGGGGTTTTTCATGTCTAGTCCGCTACAGTAGTCCGAGAAAGCACAGGATTAAATGCCTGCCTCAATTCCAGTCCGCGCCATTGATCGCCTGCGCAAAGCAGCCAATCTGGAGCCGGTAAAAAAGCAAGTTGAGCTGTCCGACGGCAGCACATTTGAAATGTGGGTGGCACCGCTGACGATGGCCGAGCGCGAACGCGCCCAGAAACAAGCCAAGTCTGACGACGCCAACGCTTTCGCACTCCAACTGCTGATCGCCAAAGCACTCGACGAAAACGGCACCAAGTTGTTCAGCGCCGGCGAACTGGACGTCCTCAAGAACGAAGTCAAGGACAAGGATCTCCAAGCTCTGATGCTGGCAATCCTGACCGACGACGCCGAGCCCATCGACCCCAAGAACTAGCCAAGGAGCTTCGCCAGGACAACTGGCTCATGCTCCAGTTCGGCGTCGCCAAGGAGCTGGGACTTAGCCTCGGCCAAGTCCGCAGCACAATGACCGCCGAAGAACTCCTTGGCTGGAGCGCCTACTTCCAAATCCTGAACGAGGACCAGCAAAAGGAGTTTGAGAAGGCCAAACGCCGCCGTTAACCCGGCGGCTTTTTTGTCGCGTAAACTGGACATACGCATAAGGTTGTTTCGGTGGCCAACTACTCAGCCAATATCCAGCTTGTAGTTCAAGGCCAAGACCGCCTTAAGTTTGTACTTAACTCAGTAGAAAAATTAAACTCCATTATATCTCGATTAAAACCTATTAACTTACTAGCCGCAGGACGTGGTTCTGGTGCGGATGTAATTAACCAAACTAAAAAACAACTCGACGATTTTTCCCGTGCAATCGTAAATTTTAAACCTGAAGGAATACAAAAAAGAGCCAAAGAACTTAGCAACACCTTAGCCGGATCTGCTGCGCAAGCGGATGCACTAACTATTGCACTGGAAAATGTCGGACTAAAAGCAGGAGGCTTTTCAAAGCAAGCAGCCGAAGTAAAAAATTACGCGCTAGCACTGGAGCAAGCCAGGCGCAATGCGGAGCGTTTAGGTGCTATTAGCCAGCAAGTACAACGCGGCGCTCGTATTCAAACTATGGCAGAGAGATTTAACGTCTCACCTGCAACAATCGAACAGCGTTTAAACAACTTACGGAACATTCGATACGCAAAAGACCGTGAAGCAGAAGCTGCTCGCTTCATGGCCCTAAAGCGGGAGGAAGATTTTGAACTGCGTCTACAAAAAATCCGTGAACGTAACGCTGCAACACAAGAAAAGCAGGCAGCCCAACGAGAGCGCCTCAGTAATGTCGCCCTTGGCGCCGGCTTTCCTTTGCTCTTTGGAGGCGGCCCAGGGGCTGTCATCGGTGGCGGTCTGGGCGGTCTCGTCGGTGGACCCGGAGCTTTTGCCGCTCAAATCGGTTTAAGCGCTATCGGTCAGCAACTTGACCAAACCCGCCAAACAGCCGGAGAGTTTGCTAAGTCCCTCAAAGAGGGCGGAGATGCTGTTGCTTTTCTAGATGCAAATATAGGAACACTGGATCCACGCACACGAGCACTACTTACTAATTTGCAGCAATCTGGTCAAACAGTTAGAGCAGCCAGAGTAGCTTTTAAAGAATTATCCGATGCTATAGGACGCGAAAACGCCATAGCTTTAAAAGAGGCCGGCGACCAGACAAACGCCTACACAAAAGGCTTGGATCGTTTACGCCTTGCTTTTGTCGCTACTGGTTTACGCGCAAACGAATTTTTCAACAACCTAAAAAGAAACCCGCTAGGCACAGAAAAACCTTTTACTGAGAAAGCTCTAGAAAGATTTTTTCCTCCTGCGCAAAAAACACCACAAGCCGGAATTACTGCAGAAGCAGCGGAGCGTATCCAGACACTCCGAAGAGAAACGGCTATTTTGCAAACTCAGGCTACACTCGGCACATTAAGTACTAAAAATAGCTTAGAGCAATTTGTTTACGTTAGTCAGCGGGTAATTCAACAAGAGCGCTTAAAAGAGCAAGCAGAAATTGAGTACAAATTTAAACAAGGACAGATAACACTTACCGAAAAGTTGCTGATGCTTGAGCAGACACGTTTAAATGCTCAGGTAGGACTGAACAATCTAGAGCGCCAGCGTCTTGAAGAAATTCGCAGGCGGCAAGAGGAAGCTACACGTGCTGCTGAAGAAGCCCAGCGTGCAGCAGAAGCTGCATTGCGCGCTCGCGTTGAAGCTGTTTCTTCGCTTTACGAAGAGGAAAAAAGGTACTACGACCTTGTTGTTCAAGGTAAAGAACTGCTGGTAGGCCCAGGTGCTGCCGTAAATGAGCAACTCAAAAACCTAAATGAAGTCAAATTTAGGGATTACGAAATTCTGCGATTAGAAAAAGAACAGGCTACAGTAGAAGCACAAAAAACCGGCACAGTAGCACAAGTAAATGCTTTATACGATCGCAGACTTGAAAATTTAAATCAACAATATGCCGTACAGGAACAACAACTAAAACTTGAGTACAACCGTATCCGACTAGAGCAGCAGCTGTCTGCCCAAAATCGTAGAGAGGGTATTCAAAGCGCTGTTGATCCTATACGGCAACAACAAAACCAGCTGGAACTAGATGTCCGCGCGTTTACAACTCCCGCAGCTGTCATAGCCAAAGAAGAACTGGCGTTAAAACAACGTAACCGCCTGTACAACGAAGAACTACCTATTTTGCGAGAAATAAGCACACTAAATACTGAAATAGCATCTTTGGCTTTTAGCGAAGAAGCCGTAGCAGCTAAACAGCTCGACTTAGTGGCGCAACAGCAAAAACTATCTGCTATTCGAGAAGAGCTAGGATTACTGGACCAGCTTGAACAAAAGCAACTTAAACTACAGGAATTTTTTACTCAATATGGGCAACTTATACAAACAGTTAGTGGGGAGATAGCTGGTGTTATTACCATGGGCGTATCTGAAATGGTTAGAGGCACAAAAACAGCTCAAGAAGTATTTTCCGAGTTTTTAAACGCTGTCGGTAACGCTCTGTTGCAAACAGCACAGCAAATGATTGCTAGTTACATTGCAATAGGTGTAGCCAAGATATTTGCAGGTCTCGGAGGCGGAGGTGGCGGTAACCCGTTGGATACCTCCGGGTTTAAGCAGTATCCAATGCTTGAAGGGCCAGGGTTTACTCCTAGAGCAAACGGCGGTCCCGTTAATAGCGGCCAACCTTATCTAATCGGCGAGCGCGGTCCTGAATTGTTTGTTCCAGGGACCGGCGGTAGCGTCGTACCTACAAGTGATCTTCGTTCTGCTATGGGCACTAGCAGCGGTTCTGCTAGAACCCCTGTACTTAACATGAATTTTGAAACCACCAACATCGGCGGGGTGGAATACGTCAGCCGCGATCAACTGGAAGCCGCCATGGCCTCCACACGCCGTGATGCTGCCCGTGATGGTGCCAAACGAGGAATGTCCATGACACTCGATAAGCTGCAGCAAAGCCCCGGTACTCGCGGGCGCGTAGGACTCCGCTGATGACTGCACAATTCCCCGGCATCAAACCAGCGGAACGCAGCTTCCGTCTCGGTCAGTACCCCGTCAAAAGTTACCGCGCCCTGTCTGGCGCCACCGTCAAGCGAGCCTTCGGCAACCGCGCTTACGGCTACGAACTACAGCTCAGCTTCAATAACATCAGCGACGCCGTAACGTCTCAACTGATTGATCACTACAACGCCACCAGCGGCGGCTTCGAGCGCTTTACTTTGCCGGCTGAATTGTTCGTTGGCATGAGCACCACACTTGCTGGCAAGATCCAATCGCCTACGCAAATCAAGTGGGAGTACACCAACCCACCTGAGGTTCGTTCAGTTATTAGTGGTCGCAGCACCGTAACCATCAACCTTGCCGGAGAGCTTGATTACTGATGGCTGAAATCCGCATCGCCCAGTATTTCAAACTTGTCACCGCAACACAAATATTGCGGTATCAAAACTACTTCGTTGGCGCGTCTAGCACCTACCTCAGTGAGTCTTATGCCTTTGCGCCATTCCGTGCCGAAGGTGCGCTCGCTTCGTTGAACGGCGATAACGAAAATCTGCGCATCCTGTTTCCCAATATCGAAGTTGCCCTACGGCTAGTGGAACAAGCCAACGGCAACCGCCTCAGTGAGCTGACCTTCGTAACAGCGTGGCTAAACGCCAGCGAAGAGATCATCACCCCAATGGTTGATTACTACATCGGCATTGGCGCCAGCTACAGCGATACCACGATTGAACTGCGCTTCCGCTCTGCCGTAGACAGCGTTGGCAGCGCCTTCCCAGCCCGTACGTTGACCCGCGATCTTGTCGGACCACTGCCACTAAACAGCGAACTGTATTTACGGTGAACGATCTGATCGGCTTGAAGCGTGCGTGGGGCGCCTACCCCAACGATGGCTCTGGCACGGTCGATTGCTGCCTGTTGTTTGCCGAAGTCCGTCGCCGCCTTGGCTACTACGACCACACGCCCGACTTTGCGTGGTACTTCGAGCGGTACACAGACGAAACCTTCCCGCGACGGATCATGGCGAAGTGGCTGTTGCAGAACGGCACACGGCTAAACGGTCCCGAGCCTCACGCGGTCGTGCTGTTACCCGGCTCAAGCGGTGGTGCCATGGGTACAGTGTTGGATGACGGCAACGTGCTGTTCATCACCGAAAAATCCGGCGTCGTTATCGCTCCGATACCCGCTGGCACCGGTCACTACTTTCGGCTCCACAAATGACGCGCCGCCTGCTGCCCTACGAACATCAGCTGATCAAAGAGCTGGGCATCAGCGAAGCGGAATACCTTGAATTTGCCAAGGCACAGTTTGACCACTCGCGCACACCTAGCGACAAGCTTGCCACTCCCCAAAACTGGGAAACGGTCGCCATTGTTCTGACGATTGTTGGCGTTCTTTTTCAGGTTGGTGCGGCACTACTGGCACCCAAACCAGAGCTTCCCTCACAACAAAACCAACGTCGTCGCCGCGATCAATCGTTTGCCCCGCGCTTTGGATTTAACAGCGCCCAAGAACTCGCAAAGTACGGCGATCCAGTCAACCTTGTTTATTGCAACGTCAACCAAAACGAAACCGGCGGTGTTCGCGTAGCCACCTCACTGGTGTGGTCCGCCGTCCAAAGCTTTGGCTCTAGTCAGTTCATGCAAATGATGGCCGTGATTGGCGCATCAAACATCAGTCCTGACGGCATCGCACTGGGACGCACGGCTTTTGGTCAGATGCCAATTCGCCAATTCAGCGCCCAGCGTTATTGGTTGTACTTACGCCAGAACGGAATCCTTCGTTTCAGTGATCTGCGCAGCGGCAGCGGTACTGATCCTTCCCGCAGCAGCGAACCCAGCGAGAGCTATACCTACCGCTCCAATCTCGTTGGCACACAACGCGAAGACGGATTCAGCCAAGCATTTTCACCTTCAACGCTGACCAAGTGCGGTGTATATGCGCCTATACCAATCAATGTGCGCTATTACGACCGCGACGAAAAAGGTAAGTCAGAAAATGCAGAACTAGGAATCGAACTGGATACGAATGACTTGGGTAGTTACTGGCCACTCAATCGCCTAGACAACACCCGTTCATTAGTGCCACTGGGTCATCGCTTCAGGATGCGGTTCAAATCGCTTTCCAGCAATGGTGCCAGCGATGTACGCCAAGCTGCATCAGAACTGCGTCGCACACTGGTTAGCAACATTGATGTTGCCAGCACCTACAAACTAGGCAGCGCACATTTCCGCGTTGTCGGCCCCGTTGACGATCTGGAGCTTGATAACGACGCTATCAATGTCACCTTTGAGTGCGTGCAATCAGGCATCTGCCCAGAGGAAGATTACTCAACGGTCAACTTCAAACAAAACGAAACCGAAGCACAGGCAGAGATTATCCGCCTAGATGCTGAAATTGCTGAGCTGAACAGGCTGCTGACTACCAGCACTCCCATCCTCAAACCCGGTGTTGGCACTGGAGCGGTCAACAAGCTAAACGAAATTAACAGCCTTATTGATCGTATTGAAGATCTGCGCGATAAGCGTTGGACAGCAGACGAAATTGAGCAAATTGCAAACGATGACGGCAATACGTTTGACCCTGTTGTAATTCGCTTTGCCACCAAAGTAGAAGATGCTCGCAGCAGAAGAAAAGACCTACAAGATCAGATTGATGATGAACTAGACAAGCCTTCTGCCCAGCGCCGTAGAGATCGGATCCGCGACTGGCGCAATGAAATCCGAGACATTAACCGTCGCCTCAAAAACCTACAAGCAAAGCTTGACGAAGCCATCCGTCAGTATGGATTTAATACCCCAACTGGTGGCAATCTTCGCAGTGATCGTAAATACTTTCTGCGTCAACAAGCCAAACTGCAGGAAGAAATTTCACAGATTTATGGCGACGCCAACAACATTGATACCGGCGCCACTGAATCCCGCAATCAAGGCTGGCAAAACCAGATAAACGCCAAGCTAACTGAACGCACCTACTACGAAAGCGTTCTCAAGGATCCAGAGCTTCTGAACGACTTCTTTAACACCAAGTGCTTGGTAAAGATCGAAGAGGCCGCCTACGAAACCATTACGCCTTGCCGCGTTGTTGATTTCGCCCTCAAGGCTCGCGTCTTTAAGCGCGTCCAAGGTCGCCAGAAACAATACGGCGAAGTGTCGATGGATAACTACAAGGACAGTGATAACGGCACAAAACTGCGGTCTATGTTCTTCTGGATCTGGTATCGCCGCACCGGTGGCGAATGGCGCCGCGTGGAACGCATCTTTGCTATCCGCCGTGGTTCCGACGTTGATAACTACATCTCCCTGAAGTTCATCGCTGATGACAACATCGGCAACTGGCAATTTAAGTTTGAGCCGATTGCTGAAACCGCTGCGGAAATGCGGCAGTACGGCTTTACGGATTTTGCCTACATCGAAAACGCTGGCACTGATCAGCAGGTGACCGGACCCGTTGGCGGACGTTTCACTTTCAAAGGCAAACTACGCAACCGCGATGGTCTTGTCGCACCAATCAACCGCAACCCGTCTGAACTAGACGAATGGGGCTTGTTCTCCATGCGTTCAGATACCCAACTGAGCTTCAGCTTTGACAACGGCCCCGAACTTGAAATCAAGGCTGTCACCGAGCAAAGCACCGAGCCGCTGACGAATTACCCCTCGCTGTACAGCAATCTCACGATGCTGGGTTTCAACATTTACAGCGGTCAAGGCGTACAAGATCTGCGCTCTATGTCGGTGTTCGTCAACAGGGGCAAGCTGGTACGTCAACTCAACGATGACGGCACATACGCCAGCACGCCAAACGTGGCTACCAGCCTTTTGCCCGAAGTTTTCCTAGACACGATCATTGATACGGTTGACGGAATCGGTCAGTACGCCAAAGTTGCTGGCATTGATCTGGTTGCACTCGCCAAGGCCAAACGCTTTTGCCTACGCAACAACCTGTTTTTTGATGGCGTTATTGCCGAGCCCACATCTTGGCGACAGTTCTGGGCTGAAACCGCGCCTTACAGCCTGCTGGAACTGGGACGTATCGGCGGCAAGGAAACACTGATCCCTGCAGTGCCTTGCGACAACGCCGGCAACATCACCCGCACCGTACCAATCACCGCCATGTTTACGGCGGGCAACATCCTTGAGGATTCGTACAAGGAAGAATTTATTGACTACGGCAGCAGCGTTCAAGATCTGATCGCCACAGTCATCTATCGCAACACCGAACGCGATGGTGTGTTCCCGCGTAACGCCAGCGTTGATGTATCGCTAAAAGACGTAACCGAGGCAGTTGCAATCCGGCAGACCTTCGATCTATCCCAGTACGTCACCAACAGAGCGCAAGCGATCCTGTACGCAAAACTGCTTTGCCAGCAGCGCCGTCACATCCGCCGCAACATCGAATTCCGCACCTTCCCAACCGATAGCCCTTTGACTCCTGGCGCCTACATCTACGTGGACGTGGGGCAGCAGGAATGGCAAAGCATCTACAGCGGCCAAGTTGAAAGCGGTGGTGCGCTCAATATCCCGCTGACGCAAGATGTACCCAATGGCACCTACAACGTGTTGCTGTACCGCAGCGGTCAGGCTGTCGTCAGCACCAGCGCATCAATCAGCAGCAACGTAGCCAGCAGCCTCGCCGGTTACGAAGGATGGTTGTTTGTGCTTGGAACAGCAGTCAAAGCCAAGCGCGTCTTCCGCATTGTTGAAGTGCAAATGGATGAAGAGGGCGAAGTTAGTGTCCGCGCCACGGAACATCCCTGCGATACCAGCGGTCAGAGCCTGATTGCAGACTTTAGTGATGGGCTGTTCACAGTCCGCTAACCTGAAAACACGCACAGTATTGGGTCATGGGCTTTTATACCGGACGCTCCGGCTCGTTGGTAGTGGACGGCAAACCCGTGGCCAAGATCCGCGATTGGTCCCTAGAAACCACCGTTGAGCTGTTAAACACCAACACCGTCGATAGCACTAGCAATACCTTTACTCCTGGCATCAAAGGCGCATCCGGCAGCGCCACTCTGATGTACTACAGGTTGGAAGCTGGCGAATCTGCAACCTATACCCAGTTCACCGCGCTACTGAGCAAAATCCATAAGGTTGGGGCAGTCACCGAATCTGACCGCGTGTTGATGCAACTGCGCACCAGCACCAACGCCAACGACGACATCCAGTTTTACGCCTACATCACGTCCGCTCAGCTTGGTGTTTCCACGGGCGAACTGTCATCCGTACCGATTCAATTCACCGTTGATGGCGACTTCCTCGCCGGAGGCGTAATCGAATGACGGTTTTCCTTGGTGCGCATGGCACGGTCAAATTACGCCGCAGCTCTGGCAGTCAACTTGTCAGCGTCCAAGACGTTATCGATCCTGCAGACGTAAATACAAGTCTTAACCGTATCGGTCTTGATACGTCGCTAGATAACATCCTGACGGGTGACCGCGTAGACATCAGCACCACCGATGCACGCGGCTTGGTGTGTTTTGCCGCCAGTGCTTGGCAGTCCGCCACTGTTGAATCGGAGATTTCCGCTTATGTCAACGTCAACGCCGCTGGTGGCCTGCGTTTCTTCGCCACCTTTGCTGACGCGGTAAACAACAATCGCTCAGCCGAGTTAACAACGTACGCCTTCACTGGCGCACCCATTGCGATCACTTACAGCATCCGCGACGTTAGTTACAACACCATCGGGAACGTCGTCAGCTATCAGCTCAATACCGACCGCGAGGCACTCGACTCAACCACCCTCAACGACAAATTCAGGAATCAGTATGCCGCCGGCCTGATCAGCGGCAATGGAACGATTGACTGCCTGTTTGATTACACAACAGACGGTACAAAAGAAACGCCGCTGGTGATGCTGCAACTGATCCAGCGTTTAGACGTTGGCAGCGAATTTGAGTGCGCTTTTTACCTGACGGACGGGGAGATTGATCCACAGGTTCAAACAATTTTTTACCAAGCCACCGCAATGGTCACGCGGTCTGGCGTTGAGGTGAACTCCAATGACGTGATTCGTTGCGCGATTGATTTTGTAACCACTGGCGAGATCCGCTTGTTGGTGGGACGCCCTGCCGACTACATCCTCAAGGAAGACAACGACCGCATCGTGTTGGAGCAATCTCTGGACTTCCTGTTGCAGGAAACAGACGACTAAACTGCTATTACGACTGCTGGTGTTTGGAGGCTGAGCCTTGTCGGACCAACGCATTACCCAATTACCGGCACTGCCCAAGGCTTCCGCCGCCGCTACCGATGTTCTGCCTGTTGCTGACGTATCAGCCAGTCAGACCAAAAAGATCACTGTCAAAGATCTTGTTGATGCCGGCCTTGACCTTGTAGACGCTGGCAGCATTGATCTCGACAAGCTGGATCAGTCCAGCACCACCAAGATTGGGGCAACCGCCCTTGCTAGCGGAGCCGTAACTGCCGCCAAGCTCGCCGCCGATTCCAGCATCGCGGTTGATACCACCGCCCCAGTTTCTGACAACTTTGAAGGTCGCGGCTACTACAACAGCAGCACCGGCGCACTCAAGGTTTATTCGGCTGGCGCTTACGCAGACGTTACGGCTTCGATTGCCAACGACGCTGTAACCACCGCCAAGATTCTTGACGGCGCAGTCACCACCGCAAAAGTCAGCGACCTTGGCACCGCTGCCCTTGCTAACGGGGCGGTCACCTACGCCAAAATCCAAGACGTAAGCGCCACCGACAAGCTGCTGGGACGCAGCAGCTCAGGCGCTGGTGATGTTGAAGAAATTACGTGTACGGCTGCTGGCCGTGCATTGCTTGACGACGCCGACGCTGCGGCCCAACGCTCCACGCTCGGTCTTGGCACTCTCGCCACTCAGTCCGGCACCTTCTCTGGTACGCACAGCGGTACCACTTCTGGTACCAACACTGGCGACCAAACGATCACGCTGACCGGTGACGTTACCGGTTCTGGTACGGGCAGCTTTGCCGCCACCATCGCCAGTTCTGCTGTAACCGAAGCCAAGGTTGCCAGCAACGCGATCTCTACAAACAAAATTGTTGACGACGCCGTAACCGCCGCAAAGCTCGGTGATAACAGCGCGATCATCGTCAGTAACGCCACCCCCAGCGGCTCTGGCGCATTTACCGGTCAGCAATGGCTGAACACCGCAACCGGCCTTGAGTACACGTGGACCGGCAGTGCTTGGCAACGTCAAGCAGCGATCAACACCATCACCGTCAGCGACGCCACCCCACTCGCCTATACGGTCAGCTACCCCGATAACTTCAGCGCCAACATTGACGTAACGCTGGACACCCAGCCCGCAAACCACGTCTTTATTGGTCCCGCCAGCGGCGCCGATGCCGCCCCAACATTCCGCGAACTGGAACCTGGCGACTTACCTAACGCCACCGCCAGCACTAAGGGCATTATCCAACCCGGTACTGGTTTAAGTGTCAGCAGCGGCACGCTCAATCACACCAACAGCGCCACTGCCGGCACCTACCCCAAGGTCACGATTGACGCGCAAGGCCACGTCACGGCTGGCACAACGCTTTCTGCATCAGACGTTCCCGAGCTTGCGGCAAGCAAAATCACCAGCGGCACCTTTGCCACTGCGCTGATTGCTGACGACGCGATCACTGGCGCCAAACTTGCCGATTACTCAACGGCACAGATTGGTGAAGCACTGCCAACCGCTCAATTTATTGGGCAACTGTTCTTCAACCCACTTGATAAATCCTTCTATCTCTGGGACGGTAACGTTTGGCAGCCTGTCGGCGTCTCCCTTGGTGAACTGGTTTTTGCCGGCACCTACGACGCCAACGTAAACGAGGTTCTGACTACCACCACAGTTGGCGCCGCTGTTGGTCTTGCTGCTGGCGACCCACTGCCCAACGCTTCCAGCACTCTTACCTCGTATTACGTGGTAGTTGCCGAGGCCGGTACTGGCACCGCTCCCGCACCTGCTGTTGCTCTGGCACCGCCGGACATCATCCTTTGCGATGGCGCCAACTGGACCGAAATCGACGTGTCCAGCACCTACGTGGCACAAACTGCCGCCAACGTGGGTTTCAGTCCTGCTGGCACGATTGCAGCCACCAACGTCCAAACCGCTGTTGAAGAAGTTGCAACTGAGGCGGCTAACGCCAGCAACCTGACAAGCGGCACCGTTGCTGTTGCCCGTGGCGGCACTGGCACTGTCAGCTACACCAAGGGTGACTTGCTGGCGGCTTCGGCTAGCACCACGCTTAACAAGCTCGGCGTTGGCACCAACGGTCAGGTGCTTCGGGCGAATAGCGCCACGGCAACCGGCTTGGAATGGGGCGCCGATTTCGTTGGTACAGTCACCAGCGTTAGCGGCTCTGGTGCAATCAGCGTTGCCAACGGAACTACCACCCCCGCGATCAGCGTTGCAGCGGCTAGCACCAGTGTTGTTGGTGTTGTCCAGCTCAGCGACTCGACCAATACCACCAGTTCTTCTCTCGCTGCCACGACCACTGCGGTCAAGTCTGCCTACGACCTTGCTGATGCAGCACTGCCCAAAGCGGGTGGAACAGTCACCGGCAACATCAACCTTGACACGAACGTCAGCCTTGTTTTTGAAGGCACGACCGCTGATGGCTTTGAGACCACACTGAGCGCAACCGATCCGACGGCTGATCGGACCATTTCGCTACCCAACTCGTCTGGAACGCTTGCCCTTACCAGCGATCTGAGTGCCTACGCCGCACTCGACACAGCGCAGACGTGGACCAAAGGCCAACGCGGTGAGATCACTGCTCTTACCGATGGCGCCACGATCACTGCCGATTTCGCTGACTCCAATAACTTCAGCGTCACCCTCGGTGGGTCAAGAACATTGGCTAACCCAAGTAATCTCACTGCAGGTCAATCCGGCTGCATTTGGATTACACAGGACGGCACTGGATCACGGACCCTTGCTTACGGATCGCAGTGGGACTTCACTGGCGGGACCGCACCAACGCTGACGACAACCGCCGGAGCCGTTGATTGTTTGGTGTATGCGGTGCAAAGTAGTACCAAGATCACTGCAACCCTGATCACCAACCTGAGCTGACATGAGTATCCCCGGCGCCGCTAATCCTCTGCTGCTACGTACTGCAGCGGCCGGAGGATACAACGTAGAACGTTCGCTCCGTTTCAACTCAAGTGACAGTGCCTACTGTTCCAGAGTTCCCGCATCAGCCGGCAACCGCAAGACGTGGACCTGGGCGGGGTGGGTGAAGCTGTGTGCAATACCAGGCAGCTATACAGTATTGTTTTCAGCGGGAGTTGGCGGCAGCGATAGCACCCTAATTCGTCTCAATTACGAAAGTTCAGGTAAGTTAAATCTTGCTGCGTGGAATACTGATCCGATTATCAGAACGGCTTCTGTCTATCGAGATTTCAGCGCGTGGTATCACATTGTCGTCGCTGTAGATACTGCCAATGCAACTGCATCTGACAGAGCAAAGATATATGTCAACGGAACAGAAGCAACATATGATTCCGATGGTCGTTCAAGTATATCAAACCTTGATACGCCGTGGAATAATAATGTTGCACATGCTATTGGCAGGCTGACATCTAACTCTAGCCAATATGTAGATGCGTATTTTGCCGATGTCTATAACATCGACGGCCAAGCCCTAGACCCCACCAGCTTCGGCGAGTTCGACGCCACCACCGGCGTGTGGGTGCCTAAGGCGTATAGCGGAAGCTACGGGACCAACGGATTCCAC